CGACTTATCATCAGAAGGGCTATTATAATTATTAGTAGAATCATAGTGTCGATACCTATTTTCCGAGTCCCTTTGTTGGATTGATAAGCTAACGTCACCAGTACTACAAGTATTAGTACCGTCATTGAGATACTCATTTCTAGGATACGCAGGTTCTATAAAAGATAACAGAACAAATAAAATAATTAGTATGCCTGTGAAGTAATAATTCATCCTGAGAACCTCCATACATTACCTATTTAAATCCTTGATATCGTAATCGTGTTCTCTTACTTGATCTGCAAGTTGTCTATATAAATTTTCTGCCATCTGCCATGTCGCTTCAGCAGAAGATAGTCTTGTATTCTGGTCTGTAATATTTTTTTGTGCTTGTTTAAGATCTTTTGTTAGATTTACAATTTCTTGTTGATTTGAATTGATAGTGTCTGTGAGATTAACAATATACCTAACGCCAGTAAACGTTCCAACCAATACGGATGCAACTACCGGTACCATTACTATATTTTTCTTTAACAGATCTGCTAAATTCATATGGCATAAAGTCCTTTATTAAAAGATTATAGCTCCTAACACAAATGCAACAGAAGCAATTATAATTTCTGTTCTATAATGTAATTGCCAAACCATAAATTTATCTTTGTATTTATTTATCATCGTCTTCCTCCAAGTTTCTCAGCTGATAGTCATAACTCCCTTCTTCGTGTTCGTCTGTAATCCATTTAGCTGAATTTTCTACGGAATATATCTTACTGCTTACTAATCTATTAATCAAGTTCTTGTTTGGATCAACACCCATAGATGCATCAAACATTTTAAGCCTATTATTGGGCTGTATTGCAAAGTTTCCGTCTTCTAATTCAAGTACATGACCACACTTATGCTGGTCAGGTTTCTCTGCATAACCAAAATTTAACTCGTTAAAGTCTCCTGCACACCAGTCAATTGTAAATAGATACTTACCTTTACGTTTTACTTTACGTCTAGATGTATATTGCATGGTAGCACCAGCTAGTTCGTAAAAAGTTGTGACACTTACATTATAACTAAAACTGTCCCACATAACTAATTCATCAAGTGGTAATTCTTTTACTCCAGGTTTAGTACAGAAAGCTGAGATAGGTGCCCTCCACCATAGACCGCCATCCTCCATTAAAAAATGAAACATAGGTACTCTGTTTGGTATAGAACTAAAACCAAACACTCCTACTTCAAAATATTTATCGTGAGAATCTTTTTGATCTCTTAAATAGTTACCTCTGACATAACATTCTATGACAGGTATATTTGCATTTAGATAAGCCATTAGTCATTTATCTCCCCCCAATTGTCTCCTGATTCATAGTCAACTTTATTTGGGACTTCCAGAGTAACAGCATGTTCCATAATTTCAATAACCTTTTTAGCCTGTGCGTCATTCTCTATTGATAGGTCTAACTCATCATGTATTTGTATATGTGGTACAATTCCTTCTTTATATAACTCTAACATAGATTTTTTTGTCATGTCAGCTGCTGATCCTTGTATTAATTTGTTTAAAGCTTTGTATGTGTAAGCTCTCTTGATCCCCGGTCCATGTTCCTGGAGTGCATCTTCATGATTCATTGCTTTGTGCATACCAAAACTATTAGGTTCCCATAAATGAAACCTGCAAAGTCTTCCAAGTAGAGTTCTAATCTGACCACGATCTTGTGCTCTGTTAGATGCTTTGTCCATTAACTGTTTAACGAAAGGTACCTTTGCGTGATAAGTATTAAATAATTCTGCAGCTTTGTCTTTACTAACACCTAGTTCTGCTTGTAATTTATTTTTACCCATACCATAAAATAATCCTAAGTTAATTGTTTTTGCTTGTGTTCTAGGTATCTCTGCCATATCTGCTACAGTCTGGTGAAAGTCTGCGCTAGGGTCGTTCTGATAAGAATCAACTACGTCATAAACAGATGGTAGTTTATATAATGCCGCGTAGTGTACAACGAGACGTGGTTCCTGCTGTGAGTAGTCAAAGACTCCCCACTTACAACCTTCTTCAGGTATAAACAGTGATCTAATTTTAGGTCCTAGGTCCTTGTTACGTGCTGGAATTTGCTGCAGGTTAGGGTTCTGATAAGAGAATCTTCCTGTAACTGTGCCACCACCTGCATTACGCAACTGATTTATTTCTGCATGTATTCTACCTTTGTGTTCATAACGTAGAATAGAATCTATAAAAGTTGTGTGTGCTTTGTTAATCTCTCTTGCTTTTGCAATCATATTAACAACAGGATGTTTGTGTTCTTGTAAAAAGTTTTTAGTAAAACTAGGTGCTTGTGTTTTTTCTGTTCTATCAAACTCTATCTTTAAGTTTTCAAAAACTTCTGCTATACTACTTGCGGCCCAAATCTGTGGCCGTACATTAGTTTCTTTTTCAATAGCATTAAGTAAATCATTCTCTTCATTAATTAATGTTTTCTTAAGATTGTGTGCTCTTTCTACATCGACTCTGACACCTTTGAATCTCATGTCAACTAGACAAGGAAATAAATCTGTTTCTAGTTCCATAATAGATTGTAAGTCTTGTGCAATAAGTTCTTTTTTCATTTCTTGCCACAAACCAAATGTTGCCTCCGCATCTCTTTCTGCATATGTTCCAACATTCAATGATGGTAATTTATACATTTCTGATTTTGGATCTATACCCCATTCCGCTGCTGCTTCTGCAAGTGCTGCCTCGTTTTTACCAAAACCTAAATACTTCCATGACAAACTATTAAGATCATATCTAAATCTATTTTCATCAGTCACAGCTGCAGCTATCATTGTGTCAACAATTCTACCATTTATTTTAAAACCCATGGCTCTAATCCAACACACGTCGTACATTGCATTGTGAAATATTTTTGTAGAAGTTGTATCTAAAATATCTTTAAACCATTCTAATACTTTTTTACGGTCCATGTTACCACCGCCTTCGTGCGCAATAGGAAAGTATCCTTTGTAATGTGCAGTTGCTACAGCTATTCCTATAACTTCTCCATTACCTATGATTGCTCCAGATCCTTTTTTAATTAAGTCCGGGTCCCTTGTCTCTAGATCAATTGCAATTTCATCAACCTGTCTAAGGTCTGGAAATTCTGTAGGTATAACCCATTCTGTTTGTGCGCTAAATGTAGGTATCTTCATCTGGTTTCCTTTTGATATACATGGTTGATTCTTATTTTTTTATTTAATTTTTCTTTGTTGCTAAATGCATACAAAGCAGCGTCATAGTTGTGTGGAAATATTTCCCAGTCAACTAACCTTGGATATATTTCTAGATTAAATTTATGTTTATCTATTTTAATTGTTTTTCTAATTACACTTCTTTTCATAATGCCAGGTAACAAAAAATCAGTAGGCAGGTAAACAGCCCCATATAAAATGGTATATGATTATTTGGTTCCATAGTCCCTTTGTTTAATCATTTCTAAATAATGTATTGCTTTATCGATGTCTTCTACTCCGCCTTTCTGTGAGTGCCTGCATATGTACTTTATAGCGTTTCCTTCCGCAAAAAGCAATTTATTCTTGTTAATAAACTCTGCCGGCTGTATCTCCATGTACATGTAATGTGTCCCCGAAACTTGTTTTAAGTATGGGTTCTCTTTCTTAGATGTCATAACTTCTATCCTCTCTTATTGGTGTCATTATATATAAATTTTGTTTTGTACGTGTTACTCCTACGTACCAAACTCTGTGTTCTTCATCATGTTTGTCTTCACTCTTATCTACAGCTTCTCTTATTTTTTTTGTATTATCTAAAATAAGTAAAACATTTGTTGCTTCACCACCTTTAGCTGCATGTATAGTTGATAATTTTACTCTTGCTGTTTTTGATAACTCTTCTCCACCACGCAACATTTCTCTAATGTATAAACATTCTTCTGGGTCTTGTGTAAATACTTCGTACCAGTCGTGCTCTTTTACATGACCGTATTCTGTTAAATCATACATTCTTTCTTCTGTAGGAAATGGATCTGGATTTTGTCCTGTCTGTTCTAGAACATCTTTTAGTTCAGATAGAGATAATGTATCTCCTTGTTGCCATCTTGTGTAATGTTTTACTGCTGTATACAATCTTGTCTTATAACTTTTTCTACCTTTTAATTCAAAGTAAATAGCCATTTCTTCTAACACAGCTTTTAATTTAACTAACTTATCATTTGTTCTGGATAGTATTAACCAATCACCTTGATGCAATGGAACATCTTCTATCGATGTTATATGATTTACAGAGCCTCCTTCAGGACGTGAAGCCCACTGTTTTTTAATTCTTCTGTTGTCAGGTATACGATTTAATATTTGATCTGCTATCTGTTGTACTTCGTAAGGCACCCTGTAAGATTGTGGCAGAATAATGTTCTTTGCAGGCTCGTCTTGAAATCGTTGTACGTCTGCACCAGCCCAACCATAAATAGCTTGATCGTCATCACCCGCTAGGATAACATGTTTAGAGTTTTTCTTAAGTATATCGTACATTTTCCACTGTATTGGTGACAAATCTTGTGCTTCATCTACAAATACTACGTCATATTTTGGACACAATTCTGACACATTAAATTTTTCGATCATGTCAGTAAAATCTACAAGACCATATGAATATTTATAGTTATCTACTTCATCTTTTAAAATTTGTAATTGGTGTTTATCAATATCCTCTGAATACATATCGGTGTTGTATTCTTCTTGAATAGTTACGTTCTTGATCCTTGCTGCATTTATAATATTAAAGTATTCACTATCAGAGTCTACAAATCCTGTCTTCTCTTCTCCGTTAGAATAAACTGTAACTTCTATGCCAAGTTTACGACCTATGTCTTGGTAGTGCTCGTCTTGCATCACATTACTTTTTTTCATACCCAACTGTGTAAAAGCCAGTGAGTGTAGTGTTCTAAAATGTTTTAAATCTTTTTTCTGTAGTCTAGGGTATGCATCCAACATTCTATCTACTGCTTCTTCTGCAGCTTTCTTTGTAAATGCAAAGTAACCAATCTTATCGATAGGTGTACCAAGTTTAACAAATGTCTTTACATACTTAATAAGTTTAGTTGTTTTACCTGTACCTGGAGGACCTAATATTTTTCTAACAGCCATTACATTATCTCCGTGTTGTGTAATAATTTATTATGATTAATTTTAATATCCTCAAATTGTTCTATGCTTATACAAACCACATTATTTGTAGGTGTATTATATT